AAGGCACCTTACATTGATACACTATGTGAATGGATCACAGAGTTTAAGATGAGTATGTTAACTGACTGGGTGAAAGAGGAGGTCGGTGCGTGAAAGAACTAGAAGAAAACTTTATGACACAAGCAAAGTTTAGTGGTTTAGTTGAGACCTGTGTAGCAGAATCAAATGGATTGATAAACTACATAGAAGCAGTAGCAACTGTATGTGATGACTATGATATTGAGGTTGAGGTAGTAAACAAACTCATTTCTAAACCACTGAAGGATAAGATTAAAGCAAACGCACAACTACTTAATTGTATAAAGAGAACTACGAGAGGAGTGTTACCACTATGACAAATTCAGCAGAAGATTTTTTTAAGTCAGAAGTTATAGCAGAGGAGTTAGATGATCTTCAGCAGACTTATACTGATCTGTTAAGAATGTCACAGAACTTTCAGACACTAGATGAGAACGGACAGTTAGAACACATTGAGAAGACACTAGAACTCATAGCTAAACAGAAAGTATTTTATGCTAGACTCAATCTAATGCAGCAGCACGTTGAGTTGGAAGCAGAGGGAGAAGACAATGATATCAAAGCAATCAAGGACAAGATCGATGCCTGTAGTAGCGTGTACTCAGGTGGTCAAAACCTAATGGCAGTCTTGGATGCCATGGAACAGAAACTGCTGACATGGAGACAGGGACTACTTGACAAAGCCTAAATAATAAGGTACGATAACAAAGTACAAACAAGCCAAATACAAACATACGGAGAATACAAATGTCATTTGCATCGCTTAAGAAATCCTCAGGTTCAGTTGCAAAACTAACTAAGGAGCTAGAAAAACTTAGCAGCAAAGGAGGCGGTAACGGTCCTGATGATAGACTCTGGAAACCAGAAGTCGATAAAGCAGGTAACGGTTACGCTGTAATAAGATTCCTTCCTGCACCTACAGGAGAGGAGTTACCATGGGCACAGGTCTGGAGTCATGCATTCCAAGGAACTGGTGGTTGGTACATCGAGAACAGTTTGACTACACTAGGTCAAAATGATCCTGTCGGTGAACTAAACCGTGTACTATGGAACAGTGGTATTGATTCTGATAAAGATGTAGCAAGAAAGCAGAAGAGAAAACTCTCTTACTTCAGTAACATCTTAGTAGTCAAAGACCCACTACACCCAGAGAATGAAGGTCGTGTCTTTTTATACAAGTATGGTAAGAAGATCCATGACAAGTTGGTAGAAGCAATGAAACCTCAGTTTGAGGATGAAGAACCCATCAACCCATTCGATTTCTGGAAGGGTGCTGACTTTAAATTAAAGATAGTTAAGCAAGATGGATACTGGAACTATGATCGTTCTGAGTTCGCTTCCTCATCAACACTAGGTGATTATGATGATGCTAAACTGGAAGAGATTTACAACCAAGAATATTCTTTGGTAGAATTCACAAGTCCTAAGAACTTTAAGTCTTACGAGGATCTTGAGAAGCGTCTCAACCTTGTTCTTGGTAAAGGAAAAGCGAGAGTAGTATCTCGTGAGGAAGAGGAAGAATTAGAACTTCCTGTGACAGTTAAAGAAGAGACCCCTACCCCTAGCAGAGGGTTCGGAAGTGCGGTAGAATCATTAAAGACAGACGAGGATCCAGACCTCGCATATTTCTCTCGATTAGCAGAGGAGGACTAATGAAACTACTACTAGCAGGTTTATTATTTGCTAGTCCAGTGTCAGCAGGTTCCTATATGGAACCTAGACATTGGGATACAAATAGACCAACATATCAACATCACGACTATAATAATGGTTATAGATTGTGGAACAGAAGACATACAAGTCAAGCACCTCAATCATCAAGTACTGGACATAGTTTAGACAGGAAATGTTATCGTCAGGAATACCGAGAAGAGTATACTCCTGGCACAGCAAAAAGACCAGGACATATTAGATCATGGCGAGAGAACATAGAAGTACCATGTTCTGAGGATAAAGTATTCAGAAGACGGACAACCATAGAGTATGATACTAACGATTGTTCTGATGGTAAGATTGCAGGTGGTATCTTAGGTGGTGCAGCAGGTGCAGCATTATCAAGAGGAGACGGAAGATGGTGGGCAATACCACTCGGTGTGGTGACTGGTGCTACCATTGGATGTGATATAGACGGAGGGTGATATATAATTCGCCTTTAGAAACTAAAAAACCCCGATAAAAAATTCGGGGTATTTTTTTGTCTGTAGGGTCGCTTAAGTATTAATACCTAGTACGAACTACCTGATTGAGTTGATGATGAATCAGTAGTACCTGCTGTAACTCCACTACTGTTCTGACCAGTATTTGCAGTATCTACTGTTCTGACCTGTGCACCAGATTCTGTAGTTTCGATAGTAACGGTTCTATTGACCAATTCTTGTGAAGAAGCAAACTCGATAGATGGTATTGCACCGTAACGAGTAGTATATGTGTCTTTTCTAGTATTAAAGACTTCTTCCACTGCTTTCCATGTCATCTTAATATCATCATCGCCAACTTCGTCATTTGGAGCATATTTGACTAAATTGCGATATTCTGTAATAAAGTCAGCAACGTATCCTTTGCGTAATAACCAAATATTCGCTTTTCTCTCATTTTGGTCTCTTTCGTATTCGAAGTTAGAAACAGGATATGTGACATTTGGGACTATAGTGCCATCTGAGTTATAATAGCGAAATTCGCCATTTACCTGTAGTCCCTTTTGGAGGATAGTTTCACCTTTATCGGATTTTACCTCATTTGTCTCATAATGGTGAACCATGGTTACAGCACCATTATACTTCTTTTCGACATATGTGTATAACTCATGTTCTGACATTGGCCACTCTTTATAGCAATTTGTTATATTATTGCATAACATGATAATCCAGTCATATTGGGAATTACCATATACACTTTGAGCAACTTGGTAGGGTTTTACGTCATTACCAATGGTATATTGCTCAAATCCTAATACATTACCTTGTATACTATCTACAAGTTTAATTCTTCTAAAGATATTCTTAGCAACAACGTATGGTTCTACGTTATTGTTCCTAGTGCTTTTTATTCTAACTTTTACGTTAGGTAGGGATCTAAAATATGCCATTATTTGTTACCATCCGAATTAGCGTCATCAGTTGGTTTAGGGTTGTCTGTATTGTAGGTACTATACAGTGTATCCAGATCTTTGTATTCTTCACCAACTCCATCCCAATCTGATTTGTAACCAGTACCACCTGCAAGTAGATTTCTTGTGATGAATGCAGTTTCATCAAAGTTTAGACTCATCTTATATGCAGCAGGACCTTGATCTGAATTTGCGTCACCACCTTTGGTCATATCCCTTAAACTCGTATGTGAACCCATAGGAGTTAGATTTACTTCCATTCCTGTAAGAACCATTTTTACAGGGAATTGCATAATATATGATAACATTGCAGGTTCTTTAAGAGTTTCTTCACCATCAATAATATTACCTCCTGATACAGGTGGACTATATCTCACCATAGATGCTTTAAAGAATCTAGGAATAGTTAACCATGAGTTAGTAGTACCGTCCATACCAGGTAGCATGGAATCTCTCAACATTGATATGATATTTCTTATTTGTGCAACTTCTTGTGGGTTTCTAGGTACCATGTCAAACTCAAAACTATGACTACGGTAGTTAGTTCCCTCAAATACTGTTTCTTCGTATGGGTTAAAAACTCTTTGTTTAGTTAACCCTGTTAATTGGTCTCTACTGACATTTCCGTCTGTACCAAGTGCTTGGTTTAAATTACTAAATGAACCACCGATAGCATTAAATATTGCTTGAGGTGCAGCAGTGTTAGCACCACCTTGTAACGCAGTTGTAATAGAATCTAAAGTACTACCACCACCTAGTACCATATCAATACCTTGAGTTAGAGCATCACCGAATGGTCCTAAAGTTGCTTTATTATATCTTACCTGATAGTTCTCATTTAATTGATGGGGCATATGGAGATAAATACTTCCATGAATAGCATCTTCGTTTGCTGATCCACCACCAAACTGACCAAAGGTACTATTCCCTTCTACTATAGAACCCGAACTATTACCAATGTATGTGTATGGGTTACCACCTTTCTCAGGGTCGTATATAGTTAATTTTAAATAATCTATATTTTTAGCTGGCCACTGTCTCCCTGCAGTGATGTCTTCATCATTGTTCAGAGGTCCTTTGGGTGGAACCATTGGGTACATATATCGAGCTGTAGCCATGTCTTATTCTGGAAAATTTAAACCAATTAATTACAAAAAGTATAAAGGGGATCCTACTAACATTATTTATAGGTCTTTGTGGGAAAAAAAGTTTATGCTATACTGTGACAAGAATGAAAACATTTTGGAGTGGGGAAGTGAAGAAATTATTATTCCTTATCGTAGTCCCGTGGATAATCGTATTCACCGTTATTTTCCCGATTTTTACGTTAAGGCAAGAACCAAGACAGGAAAGCTCGCAAAGAGCATTATCGAAATTAAACCTTATGCACAGACTCAGCAACCGAAACGTAAGAAGATTAAGGTAACTAGATCCTATTTATCAGAAGTAAAGACTTTTGCAGTAAATAACGCTAAATGGAAGGCTGCAGGTGAATATTGTAAGGATCGTAGAATGACTTTCTTGATATTAACAGAAAACGAACTCAGGGTATGAGCATTTTTAACGACGTAAAGGATTTAGCGGGCGGTCAACCAAAGAGCAGAGATTGGTACCGTTCACAGCTACTTTATGGGTTACAGGACTATGATGGTGGTTTTAAGACTGGTGACATCATATTTTTCTCATACAGTCCACAAACTCCATCACCACCATTACCATGGTATGACCAATATCCTATGGTACAGGTAACGGAGAGAGATACCAATAAAGGACAATTTACAGGTGGTAATCTACATTATCTACGACCAAACTTCCGAAGGTCAGTAGGTAAAATGTGGGCAACTGGTGCATATCAATATCCTATGCAGTGCTATCATAAATACTTTATGTCAAGTGTATCTAACCCTAAAATAGTACCTAGGGAAGAATTTGTTAATTGGAACCCCTTGCCACTAGAAAAATTCTGGATTAAGCGAGGGGGAATGTGGATGGATATTCCTAGCAGCCATATATGGAGTAGAGTTTAATGGCATTCGAAGAGACACCGACTGTAGTTGATGAACTTAATTATAGTCCGAATTATTTTCAGACATTTCAGGAAGCTGTTGCAATGGGTCATTTGGAACCCGCACGCAATAACCTGTTTGAGATTGTCATGAGTATACCTATAGTTATGGGACCTGTTAATCAGCTTAGTCAGGCATCTACAGGATGGTTGTCTTCGGATGCTAATGGTAGAAATATAAGAAAGAATATTAGTTTATTTGCAACCAGTGTTACTGTTCCATCGAGAAATATAGCAACTACAGAAGTTCATGTGGGTGGAATGAACCGTAGTTATGCTAGTGGGCAGTCACCAACTGATTTGGATATTACTTTTTTGGTAACTAAAGATAACCAACATAGAGCATTTTTTGAGCAATGGATGCATAACTGTGCTTCTGATGCAGATAATACAGTAGGATTTTACGATCAATATACAACACAGTTGCAAATAGTTAAGTGGGAGAGTGGATCTAATACATGGTTAAACAAACAAATAGGTGAAGGAAGCGATAGAGTAGATTACAAGTTTAGAATGAATCAAGCGACTGCTGTCTATAAGTGCTTTGGGGTATTCCCAAAGAACATAGGCACAATCACCCTAAATAATGACGCTAGGTCTCTCCTAGAACTGAATATTCAGTTTCAGATGGAAAGATATAGATTTGACACAGTTAACATTGATGGACTCAAGACTACAGCACAAGCTAAGCATGTAACTGCGAGCACCATCCCTTCTGGTGGAGAGTTCTCCAAATATGGTGTCTAAATAAAAATATCGTAATATATTAAATTATGCCTTTACCAAAACTTGCAGTGCCTGACTATGACTGCGTACTACCTGTTACTGGTACAAAAGTCAGTTATAGACCATTTCTTGTGAAAGAGGAGAAATTGCTTTACATAGCAATGGAAACTCAAGATGAGAAAGAAATGGCAAAAGCAGTTAAGACTATCCTTAAAGCATGTACCAATGTGAAAGATATCAATAAACTGCCTACCTTTGAGATTGAGTATTTGTTTTTGAGAATCCGTGCTAAAGCAGTCGGTGAATCAAGTGAATTTAAAGTAACATGCCCTGATGATAAAAAGACAAAGATCGATGTCAAACTCGACTTGGAAGAAATTGAGGTACAAGTACCGAAGGAACATAAAAGAATCCTTACTATAGATGATGATATTAAGATTGAGATGAAATATCCGTCTCTAAATGCGTTTATTGATCGTAATATGAAGAACGACCCTACTATGGAAGACGTTTTTGACTTATCTGCATCATGTATTGACAAAGTATATCAGGGAGAAGAGATCTATGACTCTTTCACAGCGAAAGAAGCACATGATTTCATTGGTGATATGAATCAGGATCAATTTGCTAAGATCCAAGATTTCTTTGAGACTATGCCTAAACTTGAGCATACGATTACCGTATTTAATCCTAAGACTAAGAAAAAGAGTGAGCTAAAACTGGAGGGACTTGCAAGTTTTTTCGGGTAGCATTGATGCACGATAGTCTTGAGAACATGTACAAGACTAATTTCGCATTGATGCAACATCACAAATATAGTCTTACTGAATTGGAAAATATGATGCCTTGGGAGAGAGACATTTATGTCAACCTTCTAATTGCACATATTAATGAGGTTGAGCAGCAAAGAAAACAAGCACAGAATAAGAACAGAGTAAGTCTCTAATGGCAACTGCAGCAGTAAGAAAGTTTATCTCAATTAATCCCAAAAGAGGAAGTACTCCTTTTGGGACGCAGATTAAAGCTCAGACTATTGCTTATAATAGACTTGGTGGTACATTAACTGGTATTGGTCAGAACTTGGCAAATATCGTCAATATGATGGAGTTTCAGAAAGAGTTTCTCTCTGATAATTTCTTAGACAGAAAGAAAGAGCAGGATGAAGAGGTCGATAAGAAACTCGACATGAGGACTGCTACTGCAAAGAAAAAGAAGAAAGAAGCAAATCTAGAAGAAGATTTAGAAGCAGAAGAAGCACAAGAGGGTCTAGATGAGGATGAAGCAAATGAAGAAGGTGTAAACAAAGCGAAACAGACTCCTAAGAAGGAATTATCTTGGATGGAGGAGTTTCTAAAACCATTTGCACCAATAGCAGGTTTCTTAGGAAGTCTATTACAGGGATTTGTTGCATATAAGTTCTTTAAGTTTCTGGGAGATAAAAAACAAAATGAAACTATAAAAACATTGCTCAAATTCTTTGGAGCAATGGGTAAGATGGTCTTTAAGTTAGTCAGTTGGGGCATGGATAATGTTCTGACGGGTGTTGGTAATATATTCGGAGATAAAGATCCAGGTCAAACTAACTTTGAGAAAGCATTCGAAGCAATGTTTGGGGTCTTTAAGATCATAGGTGGAATGGCAAGTTTCTGGTTAGCATCTAGGATGATGATGCCATGGAAACTTTTAAGTGATGTCAAAGCGATGAAAAACATCGGTAAGGCATTAACTAAAGGGGAGATGCCAGATAAACCACCAAAACCACCTAAACCTAAGACAAGAAGGTTTAAGAATATTGGTGACCGTGTTCGTACCATGCGTAGGAAACTACAGGTAAAGGCAGGTAGAACGATACAGAATGTCAAAAATTTTGGAAAGAATGCACTAAAAACTGGTAAAGATCTTTGGAAAAAGGGTAAAGGTCTTTGGAAAGGTATCAAAAATCGTCTGGGACAAGCAGGACAAACTGGTAAGGGATTGTGGGGTAGACTAAAAGACTTTACGGGTAAGAAGATTAATCAAACTAAAAACTTGGTATCGGAGGGTGTAGAGTGGGCTGGAAAACAAGGTCAAAAATTTGGTCAATGGGCAGATGACTTTGGTAAATCATTTAGTAAGAGAATAAATGGCATAGTAGCTGGTATAAAAGAGAAAGCTGCTACTTGGGCTAAGAAGATTGGTGATATTGTAGAACTTGCTAAGAATCCTAAATTATTAGGAGAAAAAGTTAAGAATATGCTTAAGGGATCAATGGATGATCTCGTTAAGAAGAATAAGACAGTAGCAAAGATTATGGGGATGGTTAAAGATCCCAAGAAAGCAGGAAAAGCAATAAAAGGATTATTAAAGGGTGCGAAGAATAATAAAAACATTTTAAAACTAAGAGAAGGACTTAAAGCAGCTAAAGCAGCAAAGATTGGTGGTGTTGATGCAGTTATTGCTGCTGTTATGGGTCTTCTTGACTATACTGTATTTCAGGAATCTCCTATCAACGCTATTGTAAATGCAATAGGTGGACTTGTAGGATATACTGCAGGTTTTGCGATTGGTGCTCCGTTCGGTGGTGCACCTGGTTTCATCACTGGTATGGCAGGTGCAATGGTTGGAGATTTTATAGCAAGTAAATTACTACAAGGGTTAGCTAAGACTGGATTATCAAAGATACCAGATCCTATAATGAATGATGGTAGGATGCTTGTAAGAGATCCTTTCGGTGGTGGTGAAGAAGAAGAGAAAGAAGAGGTAAAGGAAGAGACTCCTACAACAAATAATCAGACAACAGTAATCCAAAGAAATGAACCTGCAATAATGACAGAACTCCAGTCTGGAGAACGTCATCGTATATCTAATGCTCTTTATAGAGCTCGTATTGGTGCAGGTTTATCAAATAATGATTGGGATGGTAACCCTGCATATGAGGGTGATATAGATTTAATTTTAGAAAATCCTAATAACTATATTCTTGAGAGTGGTCGTGTTAAAGCACCTGCTCGTGACTCAGAAGTAGACGATGCACTATCAGAAAATGAGGTAACAACTGGTGAAGATTTATCCATGAATAATGAAGATAATCCGTATGATTTCTCTAGGGGAGGAGTAGTTCCATGGATAGAACAGAATAAAAGGATACAAGCGTTATTAGATTCACCTATGGGTGAGAAAATAGAAGATTTTGCCATAAATACTAAAGATAAACTTGGTGGAATACTTAGTAAAATAGGTAAACCTTTTAGGAGAAAGCCCAAGAAGAAGACTATAACAAATATAATTGTTGCAAGGCAACAAATATTCACTCCTGGTCAGTCAGTACAGGCACCTGCTCCAACGGTTGTGTATGGTCAGTCTCCAATGATGTTATCCGATAAGATGAAGTAGTATGGCAAAAGCAAGACTATACAAAATGGTTACACCACCCAAGATAAAGGGTGGACTTACTATACAAGTTGGTGGTAAGACAGTTACTGGTGCTAGTGAGGGTATGACCTCATTGATAAAAGCAACCAATAGTATAGGTGCGACTACTAATAGTATTGCTATTATTGTGGAGAAGATGAACAAGACATTTGCTGACAGTATGCAAATGCAGATACAACAGCAACAGGATTTAGCAGATCAAAGAGAAGCAGGAGTAGAGAAGTTAGTTACACAGAGAAAAGAAGAAGCAGAGGATTTAGAAAGGCAAAAAGATCTAGAAGATGATTTAGCTGCAGAAAATCTGCAGGAAGGAAAAGGGAAGAAAAAGGGAGGAGGACTCGCTTATACTGCAGGAGAGGTAGTTGGTACTGCTGTTTCTAATGCATTTGGATTCTTTTCAGGTATAGCAAAATTCATAGGTAATGCCTTTAAGACGTTAATTACCTTCACATTACTCAAATGGATGGGTAATCCTGAAAACCAGAAGAAACTAAAGAAACTGATATCAGGTATAGCTAGAATAGGAAAATGGTTGTTCACGTTGGGTGGATGGTTAATTGATTTCGGACTTGGTGGTCTTGTAGATTTTATATCAAATCCCGTAAGTTTTAAGGGTATATTTGGAATTATTAAGTTCCTCACTGCAGCAGCAATCTTTTTTGCACCTGCTAAGATGGCTAAGTTTGGTCTAAAAGCAGTGATGTCATTGTTTAAAGGGGGTAAACTCTTTAAATTAATAAAAGGAATGCTTAAAGGACTGATGGGTGTCTTTAGGGGTATATTGGGATTCATTATGATGAGACCCAGAGCTGCTTTGATGATTGGTGGTGCATTGCTTGCAGCATGGGGATTAAAGAAGGTAATGACGAAGGATGAAGAAGAGGAGCAAGAAGAAGAGCAGAAAGAAGAGAAAGATAATAAAAACAATGAACAAAAAACTGAACCACAAAGTTATGATGAATGGAGAGCAAATTATGATGCTTCGAATACAAGGATACAAACAAAAGAGGGTGTAGAATTAGGGGAAGGTGATGATGGTTTTGAGGAAGCACTAAAAGAGAGTAGAGAAAGCTTCATCGAAATGATGAATAAAAACAATCAGAAAGCGATTGGTGGTGAAGTTGCTTTACCCCAGATGGCAGCAGGTGGATGGATACAAGGACCACAAACAGGATATCCTGTATCATTAGATGGTGGAAGGAGTACCTCATTTATAGGTCATGGTACAGAATATGTTGCAAGAAAGAAGAGTGGTGGTGCATTTGTAGTACCATATGACACCCCTGCAACAAGAGGAAATGCAGGTCTGACAGGTAGAAGACAGAAAGAAGCAGCAGATAAAGGGTATGCTATACCAAGTTTTAGTAGTGGTGGACTGATTAAAGGTATGGCAGCAGGTGGTCCTACACCTGAACTAGGTAACATGAGCACCAAAGAA